CTTCTATATCTCAGTTTCCAGGAATAAACATAATATCTAGTTTAGTAAATGATATAGCAAGTCAACTCGCGACTACTACTGCGATCACAAATCTACTTGGCACTCCTGCTGGATTCGGTGGAATCGCGGGTCAGATCGCACAATTGTCAACAGTCTCTTCTCAATTAGCTTCGACTGCAACACAGACTCTTAATGTAAGCACAGTTATAGCGAACCAAGGAATTGCTTCAGCAGGTCCACTCGCAGCTTCTATGATGTCTCTTGCAAAAAATATACGCAGCACTTCATTCTTTACGAATCAATTATCTTCAGTGACTACTTTAGCAGCTACTGCTGCAAAGTGTGGAGACGTAAATAGTCAACTCTCTAAAATCAGTACGATGACTGCGAGTTTAGCTACGAGTGTTGCATCGATAACATCAGCTATTTCAGCGATCACTGGTCCTGGAAATATCTCGTCAGCTGCTGCAATTCTTCAGAGGACTGGTGGATTTTCTACCTCAAGTCTACTCGCACAAATGACTCTTGGGCAGAGTGTTCCAACTTCTGTTCTCTTTAGAAATCCTATGATGCAACCACCATCATATGCTGGACGAGCTTTCTTTGGTGAAGGAATGACTCCAGGAATGGCGATCGATCAAATGTTCTGTAGAAGAATCGCTTCTTTTCCAACGAATCCATCGGGCTCAGGATTGATGTCGTTTCAGATGCAGAACTTCGGATCTTATGGTGGAGGAATGAGCATAACAAATATGCTTTCTCTAGCAACTTTAGGTCTACCGATTGCTCCAACCACGGGCGCGCTTGGTACACAGATAGCTTCGTTAGCGTCTTCAGTAGCAAGCATAATGGGTGGATCTACAACATCTATCGTCGATGCACGCAGAAGTGATAATGCGATACCGTTCATGATCGCTGCTTCTTCGGCGATGGTCAATGATACCAAGTGTCCATTCTCAACTTCAGTATTCTCTTCAGGCTGGAGACATTCTTGCTCAGTTGGGAACGAAGTTCAAAAATACAGTCCTTTATTCCTAGCAACAGCTATATCTAGTCTATAAATACAATTATGGCAATACAAACTATCAGATCAGAGTCGAGATATACCGACATTTATACTAACCTGGATTCTCATCCGGTTAGAAAGGATATCTTTGTTCTCAGCGACGGCGATGCCGTTAAGACTTCAATAAAAAATATATTGTTCACCGATAGGTTTGAACGATTCTTTAATCCTCTTTTTGGATCAAACATAAAAAAATCGCTGTTTGAAAACATTACGCCCAGCACTGAGATGGACGTTAAAATGTTTGTTACGACGGCTATACGTAACTTTGAACCTAGAGTTGATTATCTTGAAGTATACGTCAATGCCATTCCTGATGAGAATGGCTATTATCTAAAAGTAATATTTTCGATAATTAGTAATCCTCAACTAGAAACTTTAAACTTAATTCTCAATAGAGTAAGATAATGGCAAATAACTTCCTCACTGCTACTGAGCTGGATTTTGCCAGTCTTAAGAATAATTTAAAGACTTATTTGTCTGCGCAAACTAGATTATCAGACTACGACTTTGACGGCTCAAACATGAGCGTATTACTAGATTTGTTAACTTACAACACGTACTTAAACAATTTCTATTTGAATATGGTCGGCAGCGAAATGTTTCTCGATACCGCACAATTGCGTGAGTCGATAGTATCACATTCAAAAGAACTCAATTATATTCCTAGGTCTAAGACTTCAGCTAAAGCAATCGTCAATATAACTATTGTTCCGTCTGGAAGTCCTTCATACATCACGATTCCTAAGTTCTATAAAACATCAACTTCGATTGACAATACGACTTTTACTTTTTCTACCGATTCAGATCATATAGTCTATCCAACTGCAAATGGATATATTGCTTCAAACGTAGAGATCTTTGAAGGATCTATCGTAACAGAATTCTTCTCTGCCGCAAACAATTCTAAATACGTTTTACAATCTGAGAATATTGACACGAACTCAATAGACGTTACAGTCATTAACTCACAATACGATAGCGCAAATTCAATATGGCTCAAAGCTGAAAATCTTTATGGATTAACTTCAACATCAAACGTATACTTCGTGCAGGGTCAAGCAGCTAATCAATACGAGTTAGTTTTTGGAAATGATATTACTGGAAGAGCTCTGATAGCGGGTAACATCGTTAGAGTAAGATATAGGGACACACTCGGAGAACTTGGAAATGGTGCTTATAGGTTCTCAAAGGGAACTTCAATTGATGGATACTCAAACATCACCATCACCACAGTAACTACTGCTGCTGAAGGATCTGAAAGAGAGTCTAACAATTCTATTAAGTTCAATTCTACTAGGTTCTTTACGACTCAAGAGAGGGCTGTGACGGCGCTCGATTATGCTAACTTGACTAAAGCAAAATTTCCTCAACTTCAGTCCGTCATAGCTTATGGCGGAGAAGATATGACTCCTCCCCAATATGGTAAAGTAGCTATTTCAGTAAAACCATACGGAACATCGGGATCTATATCTGACAGTCTAAAGACTGCTATCATAAATTATTTGAATACAAAGAACATTACGACCCAGGCAGTTATAGTTGATCCTCAATACTTCTACATTAAAGTAGACACTACAATCAGTTACGATACCTCAGCTACTAATATAAGCAGTGCACAAGTTTCTTCATTAGTTAGAAGCTCAATCATAAATTTTGCGAATACAACACTATTAGACTTTGGTGATGACTTGAGATACTCGAAGCTTGTTGGAGTCATAGATGATTGTGAAGGCTCAATCATATCCAACGACACAGAACTTAAGATCATTAAGCGCTGGAACCCAACTGCAGGATCCACGAGCACACTGACTTTTAACTTTGATAATCCACTGTACTCAGAACTTACGCTTTATGCGCTTCCTAACGGTCACGAGCATGCGCTGTATAGTTCTAACTTTACGTACACACACACCGATGGTAATGATTACGATTGCTATGTTGGAGACAATGGTCTAGGAATACTTAACGTATATACGAATCAGGTCACCGCCACAGGCTTTATTCGCACATCTTTAGCAACTATAGGAACAGTAGATTATACTACGGGTGAAATTGACTTAACCGTAAACATTAAGTCTTATCCAAGTAGTTACATCTCAGTTTATGGAAAATTAAAGAATAAAGACATCTATTCCGTACAAAATAAGTTTCTATTAGTTGAATCTTCAGATGTTACCGTTTCATTAACGCCATTTGTTGGTAACAATTAATGCTTCCTACCCTCGATAATATATCTAATCTAATTGAGAATCAGTTCCCAAGCTTCTATAAAGAAGAGGGACCGAAGTTCATTGCTTTCGTAAAAGCTTATTATGAATTCTTAGAACAAACTGGAAAAACTAACGATTTAAGTAGGAACTTATTTACTTTAAGAGACGTTGACACTACTACATCACAGTTCTTAGATGAGTTCAGGAAGAAGTACCAATACGTAGTTCCCAAAAACATTCCTGGTGACTCGCGTTTCTTACAGAAGCACATCTTAGACTTATATAGGTCTAAGGGATCTATCGATGGATTAAAACTTCTTTTTAGACTTCTTTACAACGAAGACATCGATGTCTATATTCCATCGTATGATATCCTAAAGCCTTCTGACGGTAAATGGATTGAGAGAAAATATATCGAGGGTTCTTATAGCAGTTATAATGAACTGTTTGAGAATAAGAAAATAACTGGTGCTCAATCGGGCGCAACTGCATACGTTGAATCTTTCGTAAAGAACTTCGTTAAAGGACGCGTTATTAACTTATTCTTCTTGAGCAACATTGAGGGAACATTTGTTGTAGGTGAAAGAATAGCTTATGACGGTCTTGACTTCAACTTGGCTCCAAAGATTCAAGGCTCAGTCGATTCCATTACCGTATCTTCTACGACTCCTAATAATGATATAGGTGATACTCTTCTTGTGTCTGCGGCTAATGGAAGTGGAACTGGATTAAAAACAATAACTTCCACAGTAAGGATTGCCGGATCTTCAAATGGTTCTATCGACTTTAAAATAGTTAATGGTGGAAATGGTTATACTACGACGCCTACTATAACTATTTCTGCTGGATCTAATAGCACTGGATCTGGAGCTACTTTTACTGGCGTGATCTTAAGTAACGTATCTTCGTTTTCATATTCGATAAGCTATATAAACAACTTAATTGGCAGGATTGCAAATCAATCTTTCAACGCTCTTACCGCAGTTGCAAATACCACTGAATACATATCATTCGCAAACAATACATATGCAAATGGTGACTACGTTCAGTATACAACCGCGACTGGAAATACTGCTCTTTCAGGACTATCAAACGCTAGTTACTATTTTGTTCGTGGAGCTAATTCGACTGCTCTTCAACTTGCTACGGGAAATACTTTAACTTACAATACAGCCGCTATAAATGTTACGGCTGGCGTGTCACAAAACGGTCACTTCCTTTCATTAGTTCCTACCACTAATTTAGCAATAAATTCTGTCTCTTATGGATCGACTCTCAATAACGCTTCTTTAAGTACTGTGCTTAATTTGGCACTTACTAGTCAGACTATATCAATTGGTACAATATCGCAACTTACTGGGATAAACCTTGGTAATGGATACGATGGTTATGTAAACATTCAAATAACTGAACCCAAACTTGCGGGATATGGAATCTCAGATGGTAATGGTGGTATTACTGGTAATAACGCCGTTATAACTGGCAATGTTGTATTGGGCGTAGGTTTGGTTTCAAACGTAGCAGTTAAAGATTCTGGATACGGTTATCACAGTAGAAATGAATCGATTAGTTTATACAACTCAACACAATCAAATACAAATAAAGTTACTCAAGGAACCATAAACTTAGGTGCTATTGGGCGGAGTGAAGGATTCTGGGAAGGAACGCGTAGCTTCTTAGATAGTAATAAATACATTCAGGATGGCCATTATTATCAAGAATATTCATACGAAATTAAGTTCGTTAAATCGCTCAATAAATATATCAATATACTTAAAGAATTAGTTCACCCCGCAGGAAACAAAGTATTCGGCACAACTTTACTATCGTCAGAGAATGAAAATGAAAAGATTGAAGTTGACAATGCCTTTACTTTATACAGAATTCTTGGCGGGGCTCTATCACCAACAACGAATGCATCGATCGATGTGTTTACTCTCAACGTTTCAAGGCTAATATAATATGCCATCGACTTATACATTTTCAGCAGGTCAGATTCTTACTGCTGTAGACTTAAACGCTAAGTTCGCGCAGACTGCGATCGATGCGGCTAACGTATCTACTGCAAACGCCGGAACACTTCCTGAGGCCAGGCTTCCATACAGGATGAACCAAAACGTTCGAACATCTGATAGTGTTCAGTTTGTCGATGCAATATTTACGGGTAACCTTACGGTTTCGGGTACAACTCTTTACGTTAATACTAGTGTTCTTGACATTGCAGATAAGAACATTGTATTGGCTAAAGGATCGGCCAACGGTTCACAAGCAAATACCGGTGGTATTACTATAGAAGGCGCGAGTGTTATCTTCCAATATGATAACTCTTCGAATAACATGACGTTAACTCACCCATTAAGCATCGGAAACTCGACTGTTAATGCCATCTTTGGATTCAGTAGTACTACTCTTTCCGGTGGTAGCTTTATAGGAAACGTTAATAACTATTTCCAAGTTTACATCAATAACAGTAACACTGGTACTAATGCTTCATCAGACTTAGCACTGTATAATGATACTGGTATAAGTTCTAACACTTTCATCGACATCGGCATAGATAGTACAACTTTTTCTAACGCTTTGTTTACTATAACGGGTCCAAATGAAGGTTACCTTTATACTGGTGCTTCTAACCTAGCGATTGGTGTTGCCGGCGTAGCCGCTATTAAATTCTTTTCAAATGGCACACTTGCTAATAGCGAAGCAATGCGAATTGATGCTGGTTCTAACGTTAACATCGGTAATACTAGAGCTGGTACTATGTCGCTTACTGTTGGTAATACGACAGTCAACACCGTAATTACGTCTATCGCAGTTCAAATAGGTAATAACGTATCTAATACTTCTGGTTTCTATCCTGAATCGAACACAATTGGAACTGCTCTTGGATCTTCTACTCAGCGCTGGATCATAAATGCTAATACTATAAACTCTTCGGGTTTAATTACTGGTTCGGCTGGAGCTACTATCACTGGCACCGCAAACGCATCGTCGGCCATGTATGTTGGTGCGAACGTTTATATGAATACTACAAACTTTTTTGTAGGTAACTCAACAGTAAACACAAACATTCAAGCTGGAACAATCTCGGTTAATGGCGCAATAATAGCAAACAACTCTGGCATATATGCTACAGGAACTGTTAATGCTGCTTCATATACTGTTGGTGCAACCTTTACAGCAAACGCTACACTCGTCAATGCGGCCGCAGTAAACATTACAGGGCAAGTTAATACTGCTACACTCTATGCGGCTACCTCAGCAAACATTGGATCCTTCTTTACAGTTAATTCAACTTCTGCTGTTAAGACTGTTAACTCAAGTTTCTCTGGTGCGAACCTTTATGTTAACACCACAAATACTGCTTTTGCTTCTAACACCACTCTGGCTGGTACAAACACCTCGATAACTTCGAATTTGAATGTGACTGGAAGCATTACTGGCGTGACTGCTAACCTTTCTACTAGTGTTAATTCTGCACTTATTACGGTCGGTACAAACTTCATTGCCAATACTTCCGGTATGTACCACACAGCTACAGCAAACGCAAACTCATTCACTACAACGGGTGTAACAGTTAATACCTCAGCCGTGGCTGCGGGCGCAAACGTATACATTAATGCTACAGCACACTTTGTTGGTAACTCAACTCAGTATGCAAACGTATCCGCGGGTCAAATAGTCTTATCAAGCAATAGTACAAATACTTCGTCAATCAATAGCACTTCATTTACTGGAACGGCAAACAACGCTTCGTATCTCGGAAATAGTGCGGCGGCAAACTTTGTACAGAACACTGATTCTAGAACTCTTTCTGGTAACTTATACTTTACTGGCGCGAATATATCTTTTAGTAACTCTTTATACATCGGTTCTAATGCGGTTGTTAATACTTCGACTGTGTTCATCGGTAACTCAACTGTTAACACTACTGCTATTGCTGGTCAAATTACCTTCTCAGGCGGCGCGGTCGTAAATGGTACGATCTATACCGGAATCGCGTATACTGCTAACAATGCAACGAACCTTGGAGGTATCGCAGCCTCTTACTTCGTAGCTAATACGGGTTCAGGACTTATTGCGAATACTACCGGAACGTTTATCAATCCAAATACTGGTATAGTCGCTAATGCTTCTGGCGTATACGTTAATTCTACTTACATTGCTACTATCTCAGCAAATAATGCTTCTTATTTGGGTGGAACTGCTGCGGCAAACTACTTACAAAATAGTGGCGCGTATACAATTTCCGGTGTACATACTCACACAGCTAACGTAATCTTCTCTAATGGTAACGTACTTGTTGCAAATGGCGGATTTGGTACTCAAGATCAAGTGCTTATCTCCAATGGAACTTCAATGTATTGGGGAGCCTTTGCGGCTAACAATGCTGTTAACTTAGTAGGTGTTAATGGTTACTTCTTTGTAGCAAACACAGACTCGCGCACTCTTTCAGGAAACTTGATTTTCTCTGGAGCGAACGTCACGGTTACTGGAAACATGAGGATTGCGAATGGATCCCAACTTATCGCTAATGCCGCATTTGGTACAGCGGGACAAGTTCTTACTTCAAACGGAACCAGCATGTATTGGGCAGCACCAATAACAGTTTACTATGCTAATGGATCGCAGGCTTACCCATAATGTCTAATATAACTACTAAGTTTTTTACTGAAAAAATATCAGACGCTTTAAAGCAAGAGATATCTAATGGCGTCTATTACTATGTTATTGGTAAGTTCTCTCCTTGGGCGGATGAAAACAATCCAGACACAGCTTATGATACTACTTCTGCTATCAATGAATTTAGGCGCCAAGCAGTTGGCGGAAAAAGAGTAAAAGCTGAAGACGTTATTAATTTGATTCCTAGATACTTTTGGGGATCTGGAAACACGTATGCACAGTACGATGATACTGACACCGCGCTTTTTACTAAATCTTTTTATGTAATAAATTCTTCCGAAAAAGTATACAAGTGTCTGTTTAACAAAAGCGGTTCACCATCAACTTCTGAACCAACATTAACCCAGAACAGCGTTTTTCAGACTGCTGATGGATACATTTGGAAGTATATGTATACTGTTAGTTCGAGCAATAACACTAAGTTCTCTACGGGTCTATACATACCAGTAGAATCAAATACTGCAGTAAGCACCTCAGCGGTTAATGGATCCATCGATGTTGTGGTTCTAACTAATCCGGGCGTGGGTTATACTGGATACATAACCGGATCTGTATCTCAAGTCATATCAAACACAGTCTTCAAGATATTATCTACATCTTCTTTATCAGTCGACTCATTCTATTACAACTCTTCAGCTTTCTATATAATCAATGGCACGGGCGAAGGTCAACTAACAAACATCTCTAATTACGTTGTGAACGCTTCCGGATATTACGTTTATACTGAAGACGCTATCACTAGTCCAGTGCTTGACGCAACTTCTGAGTTTAGAATCTCTCCACAGATTAAAATCACGGGCGATGGATCTGGCGCTAAAGCTATAGCAACTGTAAACGCCACTACATATGCTATTAATTCTATAGACGTCATATCTGCTGGAAACAATTACTCGTATGCAAATGTTCAGATAATATCAAATCCATCTTATGGATCTAATGCAACTGCTCGAGCAATCATTCCACCTACGGGAGGACACGGCTCTGATCCAGTTTTTGAACTCGGATCTAAACTTCTTGGCTTCTCGGTATTCTTCAACAATAATGAAAGTGGATCAATATCCACCGAAGTAACCATTCGCCAAGGTGGTTTAGTAAGTACTCCTAAAAAGTACACTAAGCCAGCTTATGCAAACATAAGCTTTAACGCTTTAACTGCAGTTTCCAATACAGATGACGCCATAACTATCACCAACGCAAATACGTATTTTAGTTATGGCGATCGAGTGTTATACACTACTGATACTGGAAACAATGCTATTAGCGGTTTAGCTAACAACACGTATTACTACATATCTTCAGCGAATACTACTAAGGTAAAGTTGTCGACAACTCTGGATGGCACATCAGCAAACCTGACTGCGGGTTCAAGTGAAACCGGTCACAGGCTATATACTACGAATACGTTCTCTACTAATACTTTTAACGCACTGACTACGTTTACGATCACGACTGGTCTAACCACTTTTACCAACAATGAAGTCATACTTGGATCTACGTCTGGAGCAAAAGCCACAGTTGCATTTGCTAATACTACTAAAGTAAAAGGCGTAGTTACACTAGGCACCTTTATAGCCAATAGTACTTTTGGTGAAACTATTGTTGGACAAACTTCTGGTGTATCAGCAACCATCAATACAAGCGGTATAAATAATCCTGATATAGAACCATTCTCTTTCAGGGTTCTACACCTTGACAACATCGAGTATATCCAGCGTTCAGATAGTGAGAACGAACAGGGTTATCTGATAATTACACTCTAAGGAATTAAGATGCCGACGCAGCTTAGCAATAACATCTCTACGACGATCAGTACGACTTATCTTGATGACTTTAGCGAGTCAAAAAGATATTATAAGATCTTGTTTAGACCGTCTACCGCCGTACAGGCGCGAGAGTTGAACCAGATTCAATCTATTCTTCAGAATCAGATTTCGAGACTTGGCGATTATAGTTTTAAAGATGGTTCGATCGTTGATGGGGTTGCACCCAATCCATTGACTAAGCTTCCTTTTATTAGATTAAATGATACGTTCACGACTAATACGTCTCAAGTTGTTACAGTATATGATAATGATTATCTCATAACTAATAGCGCGAATGGCACAATAGCAGTTAAAGCTTACATCTCTTATTCAAAGCGTGGATATAAGGCAAACTATCCTGACACCAATCGCTGGTATCTGAATTATGTTCAGACTGGTAAAGACGGTTCAAATAATGACATCAATGAGTTCCAATCGGGTGACACGCTTTACGTATACAATACAACTCAGACTAAATCAGCTGCACTGAACGCCGGTTATCTTCTTGATACAATCACAGCAATAACAACAAACGCTACCGTTAATGCTACGGGCTATGGTTATGGTATGTCGGTTGGAAGTGGCATCATCTATCAAAAAGGTTTCTTTTTAACGGTCAATTCACAGGTCATCGTAGTTAGAGACTATGATAGCAATGTTAATAATTACGTAGTTGGCTTTGAAACTACTGAATCTATTACGACTGAAAACCAAGATTCTTCTCTTTATGATAATGCGATCGGATCACCAAACTATAACGCTCCCGGCGCGCACCGTCTTAAACTGACGCCTACTCTGGTTGCAAAACTGCGCACCGAGGTTTCAAATAACTTCTTTGCAATAGCCGAGTTTGAAAACGCAAATACTATAACTCAGAAAGCCGGAACAGATCCAACTGCTAAGCTTTTAGATTCTATGGCGCAAAGAACTTATGATGAGTCAGGTGACTATGTTGTTCGTCCATTCTTTGTTGACTCTGAAGCGGACACAGCTAATAGTTCAGCTTTTTATTATAGATTGTCTCCTGGTCTTGCATACGTTAAAGGTTATCCGGTCGAAAAGATCTCCGACGTCTTTGTAAACTCTCCACGTGCTGTCAATACAAACATTGAGAATAACATTGGCGTTACTTGTAACATGGGTAACTATGTTGTAGTTGACGAAGTTGAAGGTGTTTTTAATAACGAAACTCTTTCTCAAGTTACACTCTATGATACTGCTCAAAACTCTCTTTCAGATATTGAATTAGCTAGTACAGGTCCATCGGGATCTGTTGTTGGTTACGCCAATATTCGCGGGATGCAGCACTTCGACGGAACTAAAGGATTCTATAATACTCAATACGCTTTATACATCTTCAATATTCGCATGAGCTCTGGAAAGAGTTTTGCGACTGATGTCAAGAGTTTCTATCAAACTACGGCTGGCAGTGGTTACGCTAAAGCGGACGCCGTGCTTGAATCCAACGTTGCAATTCTTAAAGACTCGACCTTTGCAGCATCAGTGTTTCCAACTGGCTTTGGTGCCGTAAAAACTCTCGTAGTTAATGGCGCGGCTTCTACAGATTCTTCATTCACCTTCCGTCAGATTAGTTCGACGACGATGGCCTCGAATGGTTCGGCTATCTTCAGCCTCGATACTGCAGCAACTGGCGGCACCGAAAGACTGGGAATCTCCGTAGGCAACTATACTTCGTCTTCTATTCTCAACAAGTTCAATATTGTTACAGGAGCTGCCGCGTATTCATCTAACATCGCTGGTTCCGTGTCCATCACTTCAGGTAGCGTAAACGTAACCGGAACATCTACATCTTTCACTACAGCAATCGCTAATGGCGAATTGCTTAGAGTTGCTAATTCTACTGCGACTGTGTATTATCAGGTTAACAAAACTACAAATAATACATTCATGAACTTGGTTAGTATACCAGGAGCTACTTATGCTACTTATAACGTAGCACATTACTATCCAGAAGGTCACCATTTTAATATAACGTCAATTAACGCGATTGCCGGTGGGATCTCATTTAATATCAATACGGGTTTGACTCTTAATAGTTCGCTAACAGTTTATGGTTCTTATCCCGTTACTAAGTCAACAGCAGTCCAGGTTAAGAAAGATGTTAATGAAGGAACCTTCGTTAAGATTGATTGCTCTAACAACGCAGCTACTTCAGT